TATGGTGGAAATAATGATTCATCTTGTCTAAATATATAATCCATGATGACTGTACTTTCATTACCATAACTATTCATATAAATTTTATCTTCATATCTTGAATAAGGTATTGGTTGGTCATTAACTGTAATAGCTAATATCTGTAATAGTTGTGGACTAGTTGGTAGTTGATATGCATATTCAAATCTACCAGCTGGTGTATCAGTTAAGAATGATAATTGTTGTTGTCCTGTAGCAAAACGCCATCTAGCTCTTGTAAGAGTAGATTCTACTATTTCTTCATAGATTGTATTTACTACAAGGGATTCAGTTGTACCATCTGTAAATGATGAGATAGGATTAGCTCCTATCATTATTAATGCTCTACTGGCAATATCTACTTTGGTAACTGCCATTAGTTTATGCTTTACCTACTGCTGGTATTAGTACAGATAAGTTTTTACCAGTTATATTATTTACTCCATATTTATCTGCTAAGTAATTTAGTCTAGCCATAAATTCTTGTTTTTCTAAGAAGGTTATCTTATCACCTAATACAATACTATCTAATACAGCTACATTTTTTCTTACATCTGCTATATCTTTTGGTGATAATTGTTTTGATGAAAATACTGCATTAGCATTTGCATCTTGAAATGTTGTACTAAATCTACCATCTGAAAGTCTTTTTACTGTATATCCTGATTCTTTAGGTTGATTAGTTTTTAAAAGTGATGCAGTTAAAGCACCAGTTGCAGCTAATCCTAAAGCACCACCAGCTATAGCTCCTCTTTTCATACCCTTAAAAGGATCATCTGTCATACCAGCACCTATACCAGCACCAACACCAGCACCCATAAGTGTAGGTGTAGCAGCAGTTGCTAAGCCAACAGCACCAGCACCTATTGTACCAGCAGCAGCTACTTCTCCAGCTTTTCTAAGATTTTTTCTAACTTTTGGTCCAGCTTTTCTACGAGCTTTAACAGATGCAGCTCTAGCAGTTTGTTTAGCTTTTTCAACAGTTGGTTTTACTTTTGCTTTAGCTTTTTCTACAGCTGGTTTTACTTTGTCAGTTACTGTTTTTGCTTTTGTTTTAGTTGCTTGTACAGCTTTATCTACTTGAGGTTTTGCTTTTGCAACTGCTTCTTTTGCTTTACCAGATACTGCTTTAGCTTTTTTTGTAGTTACATCTACAGCGTCTTTTAAACCTTTTTTCTTTAATAAAGCTCTAACACTACTTACTGCACTCTTCGCTATGTTCATCATTACCATAATAATATCTCCAAATTAAAAGGGGGGATAAACCCCCCTCATAGTGTTATGCTAATTTAGCAGTAGTTACAGTTGTTGCTCCACTTGCAGAAGTTACAACAAGTAAGTCAGATTCTATAGTGCCACCTATACCATTGGCACAAAGGATCATATCACCTTGTTTAAATTCTGTAGCTGAGAGGTTAAAGTAACCACTACCTACAACAGTTGATGTAGCATCTCCATCTGTATAGTAAAAGATTGAATTGCTATCACCAGCTTGTGTTATTTTTTTAACAGGATTGTCTAATGCGTATGCCATAATTTACTCCTATTCTGCACATTTCTGAATTCTTATACCATTGTCATCAATTAAAGTTGATCCCATTGATAAATAAGAAGTCATTAGGTGTGCTACTTTCTCAGGAATATAGTTTACTTCAGTTCTTACTTCTGAACCTACTCCTAATCCCATTGAAGATTTATGCCAACACACAGTGTGTCTGTCTGTAGAACCTGATGTCTTAAGACCTGAGTGTACGAAGAATAAGAATCCTAAGAATCTCTTAGTGGTATAGTTCATACCAGCATAAGGTAATTCGTTATTTCCTAAGTATTCAGTTCTTGTCCATTGGTCGTCAGCCAAAAGGTCTGACCATTGTGAAGGACCGATTGCCCAATATCTAGCATTGTCATCTGGCACAGAGTTTGTACCAAAGAACTCTTGCATTTCTTTGATCTTGTCAATGTTCATGTCTGTAGCTGGTGAAGCACCTGAAGCTCCAGCATTGTTTGCAAGAGTAGTTGCTGATGCCATTGCGTCTAAGATAATGTCATCTGTCTTTCTTCCAAGAGCATATGCAGCGTTGTTAGCTATCACAGCTCTTTCGTCAATATTAGTTTTCAACTCATCAAGCCTGTCGACATAATCTGATGCGTAGAAATCTGAAAGTGTAGCAGTTACATTTGAATGTGATATATTCATTGCAACTATCTCAGCGTGTCTAGCTTTGCTTGTAGCTTCGCCAGTACCTACTTTTTGGAACTTTACAGATTCTCCTGATACACCATTAACTGTACGAACAAGACCTTTGAGTTTACTCGCCATTCTTTGATATGCCATATGCACTTCAGCTTCAAACTGAGTGATAAAAGCATTACTGATTTGCGAACTCATAGTTTCTCCTTTGTGTTCTAATTGTTAATATTCGATTATCTCTTTGGTCTTGATATGTTATCTATGAAAGGCATATCAGAAAGCCATTAAGGTCTTAGTAAGAAAGACGCATATTTTTAGGAAAAGATCAACGCACAAATGTTATTGTCTTAACATTCTCTGTAGGTATGACACATATATCACCTATATCTGTATCATTGTAAGACATATAGACTATGGTTACTTCACTATTTCTTATAAGAAGATACCCTTCAGTTGTATTTATAGCTGGTTTATATTTTTTTACTTCACTAGGATAACACCATTCAGCATGACTAATGGCATCTCTCCATAATACTTTTACTTTTCTACGCTGTTTTTTTGGCTTCGTATTTCTCATATAGATCAGTAACTTTTCTTATATATGCTGGATCTTTTTCACCATCTTTCCAGTATCTTGGATCTGCCATCATAGATCTTAAATCTATCTTATCAGGCTCTACATCAATCCTTGTTTCTGTTTGTGGCATAGGAGCATCTTTTGTAAGTTTCATTACTTCTTCTATTACTTTTACACCCATAGCAGTAGAAGCAAGTTCTGCAACTGCTTCATATCCTTCAGGTGATAAGTTTTTCTTTGCCCATAGGTCAGCTGATTCTACTCTTTCTTTTGAATTTTCACCAAGTAGTTTCATTTCTTCTTCTTGGTTTGGTAATGCATTTACTTCATTTTCTGCAAATGCTTTTATACCTGAATTAAATTCATCTTGTGATAATCCTTTTGACTTTGCTAGTTCTTGCCACCATTGTAGTAATGGCATTTCAGGATTAATATCTAACTGTATATTGTCAGGTAACTCAGGTGATTTTATTTCATAAGTTTCAGGTGCAGATGATAGTCTTTCTTGTTCTATATCATCTCTAATTTGCTTAGATAGATCTTCTGTTCTAGATCCTAGTTTCTTTTCTAAGGCATTATAAGATATACTTAAATCTTCAACATTGATTTCATTAGTATCTTTATTCCAAAACTTTTCAGGAACATACTCAGGTCTTTCTACAGGAGCTTGTGTATTATCTGTAGTTTGTTCTAGATTATCTGGTGTTTGTTCTTCAGTCATTCTTCTTTGATCCTTTTCTTATTTTATTTTTAATTAAGTTTACTAAATATCTTTGTCCTTCTAAATGCCACAAGTTACTACTAGGTGTTTGTGGTGATACATTTGCTTTTATAGTAATCTTTTCTAAATAGTCTAATACTTTTTTACCATTAGGAAGATTAAATAGTGTTGCGAATAGTATATCTATTTCTGAATCAGGACTGTTGTCCTGTTTGGTCTTGAGGGATTCCCAGCTCATTTTGAGCCATATTAGCTTGTTGTTGTTGATTTTGCAACTGTGAAAGCAGTTCTTGCTGTTCTCCAGCATCTCTAATTAGTTTCTCAGGTAATCCCATCTTTTCAGCTAAATATTTAGCCATTTCATCTTGTTTTGCTACTAAATTAAGCATTTGTGGTCCAAATGTTTGAGCAAGTATAGATGAGAATCTAAGAACATCTTGTACATCTTGTTCATGCTGTGCTTGAGATAATGGTGATGTAGATACTATTTTTACTTCTCTACCATTTACTTTAGGTATATCTATCTTACCCATCTTAATTAATATTCTTATAACTCTTCTAAGCAAAGGTGTTATTAGTTCTGATTGTAGTCTACCAAATGATGATCCTATCTGTGTAGATAGATCTGCCATTCTTTGAGATACTTCAGTAGCTGACATTGGTGTACCTTCAGGTCTACCTAATGTTTCCATGTATAATGCTTTTTTAATATTCTGCCTCATATCTCCTAATACTAATTGTGCTACATCAAATCTACCAGCTGCTGGAAGTGCTTGTAATCCTCTACTGTTTGGTGCTACAGGAATTAGACTACCCGGAGTTAGGGTTATTGTATCAGGATTAATTACACCATCATCTTCAAATGTATATATACCTGAGATATTCATTTGGGCGTTTTGTAATATTAGTTCTACTGTAAGGTTTGTAGTTTTGATTGCTGCCATAGCATTAAATACTGGTCCACGACCATATACTTCGCCACTAGCTTTATTCCATCTAAATACTATGTAAGGATTAGATCCTGATCCTTCTAACTCTTTTTCTAAAATTAATTCTTGATCTGTCATACAAACAACACAATATTTATATTTTTCTACATTAGGTTCATCATAAACTTTAAACACACCTTCAACTATATTTGCTTGTTCTGTTGGTGTGTCCATAATTCTTTTCATCATCTTTTCAGACATTTCAGCTTTAGGATATGCAATCATAATTTTATCATAACGCATAGTTCTCTTTCTAAATACTGTGTCTATCTTTTGGTCAGGTCCATTATTCAACATTACTCTAGGTAAAGGAACAGCAGTAAAGTTTATTGGACTTAATGCATCTCCTTCTTCTACTAGTAATACTCCTGTACCTATAGCACAATCCATAAAGGCTTCATGTATTTCTTGATTAAAGTTTGAGTTAGCTAATACTTCAAAAACATATTCAGTTATTTTATCTAACTGTTCGTTTATAATTGGTTTTGCTTCATCAGGTATTTCAGTACCAGCTTGTAAGTTTGCCCATCTACCATAAGTAGGAACAATACCAGCTTGTAATCTACTAGCAAATTCTTGTATACCTACAACAGCAGTTTCATCAAATATTTTATCTGTTCTTCTTTCGCCTATAGTTTCTTCGTAGAATGATTCTCTTTGAGGCATAGTATATTCATATGCTTCTTCATATTTATCTTTCCAATGATCGTGTATTTGTTCTGCTTCTTTATATTTTTTTATAAATGATGCTACTCTATTATCAGTATCATAATTTTCTACAGGGGGTTGAGCTATTGGTACATATGCCATTATGCAAAACTCGATATTCTTTTAGCTTTTATGCTTCTACCAGTAGATGCATAGAAGTTTCTAGATTCTGCGGCAGTTGATGCAGCAGTATTAGCAAGTTTTTGATTTCTTTTTTGTACTTCTTCCATAACAGAAGCATCACCACCAGTCTGCCTATAAGTTGTTTGATTATTATTTTGGTTATTTCTTGTTTGATTATTTTGTATTACATTTCTTTGTATACCAGATTCTCTATTTTGAACAAACTGTTCATAAGGTTGGTTTGTCATTAGTCCAGCTGTAAAGAATGATGGCATACCACTTATCAAAGTTGCACCACCTAATACTGCCATTTTAAATTTTTGTTGAGACTTATACATTTCTTTTGATAAAGGTATACTTATGTTTTTAGTTGCTTGGTAAGCACCTCTAGTAGCATTTGTAAATGTTAATCCTTTATCTGTTTGTACACCAGCTGTAAATTGTCCTGTTTCTTCATTGAAAGTTCCAGCACCAATACTTGCTAAATATCTATTTCTTGCTTGGTTATATTCAGCACCATACATTTGATTACCAGTTCCTGATCTATAACCAGTTACAGTTTGTTTGTTTGGTCCTGAATATGTTTTTTGTATATCTAATTGTTGTTGTGCAAATTGATCTGCTCTTTTTGCAATAGATTTATTTACATCATCACTACTGCCAAATCTGTTTTTTTTTGGCACAGAACTTGCACCACCACCAGCTCCTGTAGATGTTCCACTTTGACTACTCAACTTCTTTTCCCTCGTAAAAAAATCCTTTACCACCAGCTCTTGAGAATAGAGATCTCATACCTACCATACCCTTTGCTCGTCTACCTTTTTGTCTTTCAGCTTCAGCTTCTAGTCTTTCTCTTTCAGCTTCTTCTTCTCTAATTCTTTCTTCTCTATCTTCTCTTAATTGTCTTTCTGCCTCAGTTTCACGAGGTGTCCTAGATCCAAATAAACTACCCATACTATAATTCTATTTCAGAAAACTTAACCTTTTTCAACGCACAATATAATTGATAGGGTGTAAATACCCACCATTTGTTCATTCCTAGTATTCTTTGTACATAACTAACACAAGAATGTTCTTTAATCCAACTACCTAATATAGACGGAAACTTTGTTGTATTGGATTGTATATCGCCTTGTAATACAACACCATTTCTCATTTTAAATAATCTAAACAAAGGTTCTATTTTGTTATCTGGTAATACTTCTACCATTATATGACCAAAAATATACTCAATAAGAAGCCAATGCTTAGCATCATCATCATACGATAAAACTCCACAATGTTTAAATCCTTTCTTAAAAAATTTAGTGTGTCTATGATAATCATCATTTTCGTAAAAATATACTAAATACCTAGTTTGTTTTGCCATACTGATTTCCTTCTTTTTTTATTATCAAATACATTCCATTGTCTAGTTTTGACAACAGTTGCTGCTTTTGATCTACCAGCTGTAAGACTTTTACCTTCACCAGCACCTAGCATCATGTATTGTAAAGCATCATGTATATGAGAATATTTATTTTTCATAGGTTTTTCATCATATCTATCACCTGATGTTTGTAATCTTCTATAATGATTCC